AGCGGGCGCGGCTGGGGCGAACTGGTGGCGATGGTGGGCGCGGATGCGGCCGGTAAACTCGTGCGCGCGATGCCGCGCGTTGAAATCTACATCCCCAAAAACGATGGCGAGCTGATCCGCCAGCGAAACGCACGCATCCGTGCGCAATACGACGCCGGCGCCCGTGTGCAGGACCTCGCCCTGGAACACCGGCTCACCGAACGCTGGGTTTACGACATCCTGGGGCGCAGCGACGAAGACGATGCCCAGCTGGCGCTGTTTTGACCAGCGGACAGCGGACAGCCGACAGCCGACAGCGGACAGCCGACAGCCGACAGTCCGCTGTCCGCAGTCGGCTGGCCGGCTGGCCATCTGAACCGCTTCACCGCGCCCTTGCCGCGCGCGCGCGCGAGCATGGGCGCATGACTCGCCCCATCACCGCCATCGCCATCCACTGCGCCGCCACGCCCAACGGCCGCACGCTGTTCACCGGCAAGCCCGGCGAGCCGGGATTTCGCACGCCGGTGGACGAGATCAACGCCTGGCACCAGGCGCGCGGGTTCAAGCGCGCGCCGGCGGCGCTCGCCAAAACCAACCCGCGCCTGTGCTGCATCGGCTATCACTACGTGATTTACACCAACGGGGCCATTGCCAGCGGCCGCGCCGAGGCCGAGGTGGGGGCGCATGTGGCTGGCTTCAACGCCAAATCCATCGGCGTGTGCCTGGTGGGCACCGACCGGTTCACACCCGAGCAGTGGGCGGCGCTTGCCGATCTGGTGCGTGGGTTGCAAAAACGCTACCCGCAGGCGCGGGTGCTCGGGCACCGGGATTTCCCGGATGTAAAAAAATCCTGCCCCGGGTTTGCCGTGGCGGACTGGCTGGCGGGCGGCATGGCGCCGCTGGCCGGGCATGTGCTGGAGGGCGCGGCATGATCCGGCTGTCATTTCACGAGCGCGAGCCCGTCGTAACCTTCTTCGGGGTAAATCATGTCGATGTCGAGGTGCTCGGCACCACGATCAATCTCAAACCCGGCGCCGGGCGCAAGATCGAAACGCACGACCGTGCCGCCATCGAAACGCAAAACCGCCCGGCAGGGCAAGGGCTGAAGGTTGTTGATCGTGAATAGCCTGTCACCCGGTATTTCAACGTGTGTTGTTTTTTCCATGTCCGTCCTGTCGGTTGTTGTGAGAGACGCCGATTATCGCGCCTGCGCGGGACGGACGCCCTTTTTCGAGGCCGGGCATGTCTGAGCCGGACCACTATACCGCCTCGATCTGCGCGCGCCTGTGCCTGCGCCGCCACGCCCACGCCGATTCGCCCGAGGCGGCGATGGATGCAGCCAAATTGGCCATGACGCGCGCGGTTCGCGCGGCGGTGGACGTGGCGCACGCCGAGGATTGCGAGGTTGAAATCACCGGCGATTACCTGGTGACCTACCCGAGCGTGATTGAAGAGCCGTCGCGCGCCGATGTCATTCGTCCATTCGAGGAGTCCGCGCCATGATCCTGGATACCCCCGGCAGCCCCCGCAGAATCGTCGTCGTCCACGGCATCCACGCCCGCGAGGGGCAGTCCAACGTGTGGCGGTTGAAACCGTATCTGGAACTGGACGGCCACCAGGTCGAGGTGTTCGAGTACGGCTTCGTCGGCGCGCTGTGGGCGCGTTTCGCCAACCCCGGCGTCGCCCGGCGGCTGGCCGCGCGCGTCGCCATCGAGCCGCCGCTGGATTACGTATGCCACTCCAACGGCGCGGCGGTGCTGTATCTGGCCATGCGCGATCACGGCCTGCGCGCCCGGCGCGTGAGCCTCATCAATCCGGCGCTGGACGCCGACATTCGCCTGCCCCACGCCGCCGCCACCGACATCTACTACAACGCCGGCGACACCGTGGTGGGGCTGGCGAGCCTGCTGCGCCGCCACTACTGGGGGCGCATGGGCAATGCGGGCTGGATGGGGCCATTCGACCCCGCCATCACCAACATCGACTGCGCCCACACCCCCGGCATGCCGCCGCTCGACGGCCACCTGGATTTTTTTACCCCGGGCAAGCTCGATCAGTGGGGGCGCTACCTGTCCATCCGCCATCGGAGATCCGCATGAAACGCCTCGCCCTCATCCTGCCGCTGCTGCTGGGCGGCTGCGCCAGTTTCGATCTTGCCCAGGGTCAGGTCGCAGCCTACGGCGCGCGCGCCGCCGACGATACCCGCGAATCCGCGGAATACATGCTGTGCCACGGCATCACCGTGGGCGCGTGGCGGCGGGCCTACGGGGCCGACCCGATGCGCGCGCAGGGCTGGGCGCTGCTGTGCGCGCCGCCTGCCGCCCTGCCGCTGCCGCCCGTGCCAGCCCCCGCCCTGCCCCAGCCCGGAGAGCCGCATGGATGAGCTAGACCGCGCCCAGGCGCGCGAGGAAGAAATGCGCGCCGACGCGCTTAAAAAGCGCTATCCCAGCCTGCCCTATACCGGGCACTGCCACTGGTGCGGCGACATCACCGGCGGCGGACGCACCTTTTGCGGGGCGGAATGCCGCGACGACTGGCAGCGCGAGCGGGAAGCCGCGCGCCGCGCGGGGCGGGCATGAGCGCATGGACAGACGCATCCGGGGCCTGCTCGCGGGCTGGCTCGCCTGGGCCGGGGCCACGCTCATGGTGTGGGCCATGAAATTACTCGACAACAAGGAGCCGCATGATGGCCAATGACGAACACAGCCTGCTGCTGGGCGAAATCAAGGGCAAACTCGAAATGCTCACCGACACGGTGGGCAACCTGGCCGATGGAACCCAGCGCCTGGACGAACGCCTGGGCAAGCTGGAAACCCGCGCTGCGGCACATGGCGCGCTGGCCGGCGGGCTGATTTCCGTGGGACTCGCGCTCATCATCGAAAAAATCAAGTCGATGACGGGGATGGGCGGGGCCTGACCAATGGCGCACAGCAAAACCGTGCGCGACGCCGTGCGCACTGCGTATGTCCACGAGGGCCTGCCGCTGCCGCGCATTTCCGAGCTGCACGGCGTATCCCAGCCGGTGATCCGCCAGTGGAAGGCGCGCGCCAAAAAGCAGGGCGACGACTGGGATCGCGCGCGCACCGCCAGCGAGGTGGGCGCGCGCGGCGTGGCCGAGGCCAGCGAGGCCATGCTGATCCGCTATCTGCGGCAGGCGCAGGTGCTGATGCCCAAGATCGAGGACGATCCAGACATCGCTACGGCGGACAAGATCAAGCTCATGGCCATGCTCTCTGACAGCTACAGCAAAATGACCGCGAGTTTTGCCCGCGCCAACCCCAAGATCAACCAGCTTACACTGGCGATGGACGTGGTGCGGCTGCTGGCCGACTACGTCATGGAAAACCACCGGGAGCATGCAGCCGAACTGGTGGCAGTGCTTGAAGGCTTCGGCCCCACGTTGACGGCCAGGTACGGGTAAAGGGCATGGCCAAAAAAACCGCGCTCGACGAACTCGCCGCGCTGGCGGCTGGCCTGCGCGCCCGCATCGAGGCCGAGGTGGATGGCTTTCCGGCGGATGAATCCGCCCGTGCCGCGCGTGTTAAAAAAGCCGCAGCGGACTTCGAGTTTTTTGCACGCACTTACTTTCCGCACTACATCAACAAGCCAAACTCGCGCCTGCATGACTGGCTCTACGCCCGCCTGCCCGAGATCGCCGCCAGCCCGGATTCTGTGACGCAGGCCATCGCCGCGCCGCGAGGCGAAGCCAAGTCCACGCTGGTGAGCCAGCTTTTTGTCTTGTGGAGCGTCGCCACCGGCAAAAAGCGCTACGCCATGATCGGCATGGACGCCTTCGACCAGGCGGCGATCATGCTGGAGGCCATCAAGGCTGAACTCGAGGCCAACCCGCGCCTGGCGATGGACTACCCGGACGCCTGCGGCATCGGGCGGGTTTGGCAGGCGGGCGTGATCGTGACGGCCAACGGCTGCAAGATCGAGGCGGTCGGCAGCGGCAAGCGCATCCGGGGCCGCCGCCACGGCCCGCACCGCCCAGACCTGTTCATTGGCGACGATCTGGAAAACGACGAAAACGTGCGCACTCCTGAGCAGCGCGACAAGCTGCAAGCATGGCTGACAAAAGCCGTATTGAAACTCGGCGGCGCGGGCGAAAAGTTCGACTGCATCGTCATCGGCACGGTGCTGCACTACGACAGCGTGCTATCGCGCCTGTTGAAAAATCCGCTGTGGCATGGGCGCACCTTCAAGGCCATCGAGGTCTGGCCGGAAAATATGTCCGCCTGGGATGAATGGTCGGTGCTGTACAAGCAGCACGGCGAGGCGGTGGCTGACGCCTACTACGCGGCGCATCGGGAAGACATGGACGCGGGCGCGGTGGTCAGCTGGCCTGCCGGGCGGCCGCTCGTGGCGCTGATGAAGCTGCGCGCGCGCGACGGCGCGGCGGCGTTCGACAGCGAACTGCAAAACGACCCGCTCAGTACCGACGGCGCGCCGTTTTCCAACTGCATCGACTACTGGCGTGGCGACATCGACCCGCGCTGGGTGTTCTACGGCGCGGTCGATCCCAGCATGGGGCGGGCGGGCGCGGGGCGCGACCCGAGCGCCATCCTGGTCGGCGGCTTCGACCGCGAAACCGGCGTGCTGCGCGTGATCGAAGCGCGCATCGCGCGCCGCCCGCCGGATCGCATCATCGATGAGGTGATCGCCTTGCAGCGCCAGTACGGCTGTGTCCTGTGGGCGGTCGAGAATGTGCAGTTCCAGGAGTTTTTCAGACAGGAACTGGTCAAGCGCTCGGCGGCGGCGGGCTGCCCGGTGCCTGCGCGCGGCGTGACGCCGTCCACCGACAAGGCGCTGCGCATCGAATCGCTGCAACCGCACCTGGCGAACAAGCTGATCCTGCTGCGGCAAGACCAGACCACGCTGATCGACCAGCTGCGCCATTTCCCGCGCGCCGACCACGACGACGGCCCGGATGCCCTGCACATGCTGTGGATGGCGGCGGCCACCGGCTACGGCACGACCGCAGGATTCCAGAGCGTGCCGCGCCGCAGCGAGCACGGAGCAAACAAGAGGATGTTTTAGCCATGACCACGCTCGACCAGCACGGCCAGCCCGTCAACCTTGCCGACCTGGCGGAGCCGCAAACCGCGCGCACCGCATCGATTCGCCGCCACCTGGTGGATTCGCAGATCGCCGGCCTCACGCCGGAACGCGCTGCCGCCGTGCTGCGCAACGCCGATGCCGGGTATCTCGCCGACCAGACCCGGCTGTTCGACGACATGCTCGACCGCGACGCCCACCTGCGAGCCGAATTCGAAAAGCGCACAGGCGCGCTGGGCACGCTCGACTGGCGCATCGCGCCGCCGGTGGACGCCTCGGCCCGCGAAAAAAAGACCGCCGCCTATGTGGAGGATCTGATCAAGAACGCGCTCGACGATTTCGAGGACGTGATCCTGCACTTGATGGAGGCAGTCGGCTACGGGTTTTCTGCCGTGGAACTGGAATGGACGCGGCTCGGCGGCGAGTGGATTCCGAAGTTCCACCCGCGCCCGCAGACCTGGTTCGTGCCGGACGAGACCCGCACCACCTTCGGCCTTGCAGGCGGATTGTACGGCGAGGGCGGCAGCTTCGAGCCGCTCATCCCGATGGGCTGGATTCAGCACGTGGCGCGCAAGGTGAAAACCGGCTACCTGGGCCGCGCTGGCCTGTTGCGCGGCGCGCTGTGGCCGTTCATGTACAAGGCGTTTTCCATCGGTGACTTCGCCGAGTTTCTGGAGATCTACGGCCTTCCAATCATCGTCGGCAAATACATGCCGGGCGCGAACGAAGCCGAAAAAGCCAGCCTGATGGCCGCCGTGTCGGCGCTCGGGCGCGACGCCCGCGCCATCATGCCGGACGGCATGGCGCTGGAAATCCAGAGCGTGACCGGAAGCGGCAGCGGCGGCAGCCGCCACCTCGACATGGTGGACTGGGCCGACCGCAGCCAGAGCAAGCTGATCCTCGGCCAGGTGCTCAGCGCCGAAGCCAGATCCACCGGCCTGGGCTCAGGCGTGGCCGACTTCCAGGCCGAAGTGCGGCGCGACATTCTGCAATCCGATGCCCGGCAGCTTGCCGCCACCCTCACCCGCGACCTGGTCTACCCGCTGGCGGCGCTCAACCGTGGCGGGGTGGAAAACCTGCGCCGTTGCCCGCGCTTCGAATTCGACCTGGGCGAAGCCGAAGACCTGAAACTGTTTTCGGAGGCGCTGCCCGCGCTGGCGGCGGGCGGGGCGAAGATACCGGTTTCGTGGGTGCACGAAAAACTGCGCATCCCGGAGGCGGCGGGCGATGAGCCGGTGTTTGGCGCGGTGCCGGAGCCGGAAGCGATGCCGGACGTTGACCCCTCTCCCCCCGGTAGAGGGCAGGGTGAGGGGCGCGGTGCAGCCGCCCTCGCCGCGCTGGCGATCAAGGCCGAATCCGCCCCCACCCTCGACGAACGCCTCACCGGCCGCCTCGACACCGCCGCCGCGCCCGAAGTCGCCGCCTGGCTCGACACCGTGCGTGCCATGCTGGATACCAGCGACAGCCTGGAAGAATTCCGCCAGCGGCTGTTCACTGCCTGGCCGGAACTGGATCGCGGGCAACTGGTGGAGGCCATGACCGAGGCACTGGCCGCGGCGCATCTATGGGGCATGAGCGACGTGGACGATGAAACCTGATCCGATTCGCCTGCCCTTCGCCGAGCAGATCGCGTTCTTCCGGCAAAAGCTCAACCTGCCGACCGAACGCTGGGACGACATCGAGCGCGCCGCGCACGACCGCGCCTTCGTGGTGGCGGGCGCGATGCAGGCCGACCTGCTGGACGATCTGCGGCAGGCGGTGGACGCAGGCATCGCGGGCAAGACCACGCTGGCCGAATTCCGCAAGAACTTCCTCGCCATCGTCGAGCGCCGGGGCTGGACCGGCTTCACCGGCGACGACCGCGCCACCCGGGGCCGTACCGGCGGGCGCGGGCTGGCCTGGCGCACCCGCACGATCTACAACACCAATATCCTCGCCAGCTATGCCGCCGGGCGCTGGCAGCAGTTGAACGACCCGGAGCTGCTGAAAGCACGGCCGTACTGGCGCTACGTACATTCGGATTTCGTGTCCAACCCGCGCCCGCAGCACAAGGCCTGGGGCGATGCGGGCCTCACCCTGCCGCACGATCATCCGTTCTGGAAGACGCATTTCCCGCCCAACGGCTGGGGCTGCCGGTGCTCGGTCAAGGCCGTCGCCGCGCCCAAAGCTGGCGACGCCACCCGCCCGCCCAACGGCTGGGACACGCGCGACGCCAGGGGGCGGCTGCCGGGGATCGATAAGGGCTGGGATTACGCGCCCGGGGCGAACGTCGATACCTCGCTGCGAACGCTGGTGCAGGACAAGCTGATCGGCTATGCCCCCGCCATCGCCAGCGCGCTGTCGCGCGATGTGACCCGGTACATTTCGACGCGCGCCGACCTGGCCCAATTCGCCCGCGAAGCGCTGAACGACCGCCAAATGCGCGAGGATGTATGGCTGGGCTTTGTCGGCGACCGGCTCGACGGCGCTGTCGCGCGCGATGTACGCGATTACTTGATCCTGTTGCGGGCAGACGGCGTGCGCCACAGCGACAACGCACACGGGTTCGACGGCAGCAGTCAGCGTGCGCCGATACCGGAAGACTACGCGGACGCCGGAAAATGGCTGATGGATGGGCGCATCGAGCGTGCCGATCCCTATGTGGACAGGTACGGCAACGAAAAGGAACGGATCAGGGTCACGTATGAAACCGGCGGCGAGCGCAAGGTATCGATCTGGGAAATTCGTCCCGGCAAACGCAACCGGGCACTGGCGCTGGTGTCGATGTGGGTTAAGTCTCCGGCGGGAACGCCGGACGGCGTGCCCCTTGCGGGGATGCGGTAAGCGCCGCCGGCCTTCAAACGTCCGGAACGAACTGGGTAACCCAGGAGCCGATGCTCGCTTTCCGCGCTGCGGATTATAGATCATGGGAACGTAAATGGCGCTGATACAAATCGATGTAGACGACCGCGAAGTGCTGGACGTGCTGGCAAAGCTGGCGCGCCGCGCGGGCGACCTCTCGCCCGCCCTGCGCCAGATCGGTGAAGACCTGGCGGATTCCACGCAACGCCGGTTTGCCACCGGTACCGCCCCGGACGGCAGCCGCTGGGCACCCAACAGCCCGACCACCCTGCTGCGCTACCTCGCCAGCAAGGATCGCCCGAAGGGCGTATTCGGCAAGCGCGACGGCAAGCTCACCGCCAGGGGCATCGGCGTGGCGCTGGGCAAGAAACCGCTGGTGGACAGCGGCAACCTGGCCAGTACGATCAACTACCAGGTGGTGGACGGCGGCCGGACGCTCCTGGTGGGCAGCCCGCAGAAATACGCCGCCGTGCAGCAGTTCGGAGCGAAGAAGGGCAGCCTGGGCAAGCGCGCGCCGTGGGGCGACATCCCCGCGCGGCCCTTCCTCGGGATTTCGGCGGACGACAGGCGCAGCATCCTGGATGTGCTGCAAGCGTATTTGCTGAAACCGTAAAACAGGCGTTTTGAGGCGTTCAAAACACCCGGGGTATACCCAAGTACCAGAAAACTTTTTTTAACGCGTTAGCGTCGATTCTAACGCGGGTTCCGGGGCAGCGGACAGCCGACTGCCGACTGTCCGCTGTCCGCTGTCCGCTGAACCGGCTGAACCGCTTCACCCGGCTCCGGCCCGCGCGCGCGGGCACAGTTCCGGCCATGAACTTCGCCGCGCTTTCCTTCGAGATCGGATCGTCCGCCAAGGCTGTGCGTGTCCTGCCGGCCGGGCGATTCCGCTCGGCCGACGGTTCCGGACGCCCGCAGACCCCGCCCGAGGGCTGGCATCTGGATGCCGCCGCCGCAGCGGCGCTGATCGCGCGCGCCCGCGCCCGCAGCGACAAGAAGCTGATCGATTACGAACACCAGTCCATGCGCGCCAGCGAGCGTGCTCCCGTGCCGGCGGCGGGCTGGTTCTCCAATCTCTCCTGGCGCGAGCCGGGCGAAGCCGAACCCGGCGGCCTGTATATCGAGCCGGAATGGACGCCGCGCGCGGCGGCGATGATCGCCGACCGCGAATACCGCTATCTCTCGCCGCTGTTCAGCTACGACCCGGAATCCGGGCGCGTGCTCGATCTGGTGAGCGTGGCGCTGGTGAACCAGGCCGGGCTGGATGGTCTGGCCGATCTGGCCGCGCTGGCCGCAACCCAACGCTTTTACCCCGAGGAGGATCAAGCAATGATTCCGAAGCCCCTTCTGGCCGCGCTCGCCGTGGCCGAGTCCGCCACCGAAGCCGAGGCGCTGGCCGCGCTGGCCGCGCTCAAATCCGAGCGCGATGCGCTCAAGGCCGAAATCGACGCGCTCAAGACCGCCGCGCCCGACCCGGCCAAATATGTGCCGGTCGAGTCGGTCGCCAGACTGCAAGAGCAGCTCGCCGCGCTGTCCGCCGACATGCTGGCGCGCGAGGTGGACGGCATCGTCGCCGCCGCGCTGGCCGACGGGCGGCTCGCCGCCGGCCTCAAGGACTGGGCGGTCGCCCTGGGCAAGCGCGATCTGGCCGCGCTCAAGGATTTCTGCGCCAAGGCCCATCCCATCGCCGCGCTGGCCGGGATGCAGTCGGGCGGGCGCGCCCCCGCCGCGCCTGCCGGTGAAACCCTCACCCGCGCCCAGTTCGCGGCGCTTTCTGCCGAAGACCAGATGAAGAAATCGGTCGCCGGCGTCACCCTCGTCGATTAAGCCTGAAGGAGCATTCGCATGGCCAATACCCTTACCGGGCTGATCCCGGACTTCTACAAGAGCTTCCAGATCGTCTCGCGCGAACTGGTGGGCTTCATCCCCGCGGTGACGCTCGACCCCGATGCGGCCCGCGCCGCCGTCGGCCAGCAGATCAAGGACTACAAGACCCGCACCGCCGCCGCCGTGGACATCGTGCCCGGCATGGAAGTGCCGGACGCGGGCGATCAGACGGTCGATCCGGCGCAGTTCACCATCACCAAGAGCCGCATGGTGCAGATTCGCTGGACCGGCGAGGAGGAACGCGCGCTGGCCGCCGGCCACACCGCCAGCGCCATCCGCGTGAAGCAGATCGCGCAGGCGATGCGCACGCTCACCAACGAGATGGAGGCCGACCTGGCCGGCCTGTACACCCGCGCCAGCCGCGCCTACGGCACGCCCGGCACCACGCCCTTCGGCACCGCCGGCGACTACTCCGACGCCGCGCAGGTATTGAAAATCCTGCAAGACAACGGCGCGCCGCAGTCGGAGATGAGCCTGGTGCTCAACACCGCCGCCGGCGCGAACATCCGCGGCAAGCAGGCCGACGCCGACAAGGTGGGCACCGCCAACATTCTGCGCCAGGGCGTGCTGGACGACCGCCACGGTTTCATGCTGCGCGAATCCGCCCAGGTGAAAACCCACACCAAGGGCACGGCGGCGGGCGCGACCACCAATGCGGCGGGCTATGCCGTGGGTGCGACCACGATCACGCTGGCGGCTGCCGGCACCGGCACCCTCGTCGCAGGCGACGTGGTGAGCTTCGCGGGCGACCCGAACAAGTACATCGTGGCCAGCGGCGACACCAACGTGGCCGACGGCGGCACGATCACGCTCGCCGCGCCCGGGCTGATGCAGGAGATTCCGGCGGCCGCCACCGCGATCACCGTAGCCAACGGCGGCCCGCGCATGCTGGCCTTCCCGCGCAGCGCGCTGGTGCTGGCCACCCGCCTGCCCAGCCTGCCCGCCGACGGCGACAAGGCGGTGGACCGCACGACCGTGACCGATCCGGTATCCGGCATCAGCTTCGAGGTAGCCCTGTACCCCGGCTTCCGCCAGATGAACTGGACCATCGGCGCGGCCTGGGGCGTGTACGCCGCCAACCCGGAGCACGTGGCGACCCTGTTGGGCTAAGTCAAGGCACCCATTGGCGAACCCGGAGAAAACTTCGGGTTCGCCATTTCAACGAGAGGAGCGCGCATGGAAACCCTGCTGGTGAAACGCGAGGGCCATCCGGACGGGGTGGTGCTGATCAACGCCGCCGATTTCGACCCGCAGACGGAAACGAAAGTCGAGCCGGCTGCCGTTGCGCCGGCTGAAACCGAAGCGCCGGCTGAAACCGAAGCGCCCGCCAAGCCCGCGCGCAAGCGCGGCTGATCATGCCCTACGCCACCCTGGCCAACCTGATCGAGCGCTTCGGCGAGCTGGAACTCACCCAGCTCACCGACGCCGCCAGCCCCGGCCTCATCGACGAGGCGGTGGTGGCGCGCGCGCTGGCGGACGCCGAGGCGGTGGTGGATGGTCACCTGGGCGGGCGCTACACCCTGCCGCTGGCGACGGTGCCGCCGGTGCTGGTTGGCGCGGTGTGCGATCTTGCGCGCGCCCGGCTGTACAAGGATGCGCTGCCCGAGGTCGTGGCAAAACGCGCCGACGAGGCGATGAAATATTTAACCCTGCTGGGCCAGGGCAAGATCACCCTCGGCATGGCCCCCGAGCCGGTTTCGACGCGCGATGCGCGCATCGTGTCCGGCGCGCGACGCCGCGAGGGGATCGGGCTGTGAGCGGTTTCCTCGGCGTGGAAGCCCTGATCGTGGCGCGGCTCATCGCCAGCGTGCCCGTGCCCGGCCTCAAGGTGCTGGCCGCGCCCGACCTCGACGGCATCCAGGCCGCCAGCCAGCCGGTGCCCGCCGTGCATGTGGTATTCGGCGGCTTCGAGCGGCTGGAAGCCGCCGGCGGGCTCATAGAGGTCATCGAAAACTGGTTCACCGTGGCGGTGGTGAGGAACAGCCGCGCCGCCGCCCAGGGCGCGGCCGCCCGCGCCGACGCAGGCGCACTGCTGGACGCCGTGTTCGCCGCGCTCAACGGCTGGACGCCGGCGGGTTACCGGCCGCTCGTGCCCGCCACGCCGCCGGCGGGCGGCTACGACGCCGGGTTCGGGTATTTTCCCTTGAGCTGGCGGGTGCGGCGGCTCTCCGGCCTGCCCTGCGCGGGAGCGGCCTGATGACGCTGGCGTTCGAGCACAAGCGCGGCGACAGCTTCGATCTGGCGGGGCAGTTGTTGCAGAGCGCGGGCGGCCCGCCGGTGGATCTCACCGGCGTGGCGATTCGCGCGCATCTGCGCGACGGCGATGCGCTGGTGGCGGTGCTCGACGCCGCCGTGACCGACGCCTTGCAGGGCAAATACAGCCTGGCCAAAGCCTATGCCGATACCGAAAGCTGGCCGGTAAAAGGGCTTTCGCTGGACGTGGAATTCACCTGGCCAGGCGGCAAACGCCGCAGCACGCAGACGGTGCTGGTGCGTGTGCTCAAGGACGTGACGCTGCCATGAGCCAGATTACAACCGCGCTGGCTGGATCGAGCATGGTCACGGTACTCGAGAAAACCGATGGCCAGAGCGGCCTGGTGACGCTGGTCGGCGTGCCGGGGCCGGCCGGCCCTGCCGGGCCGCCCGGTTCGGGGGGTGCGGTCACGTTGTCTCTGCCGGCAGGCGCGTCCGGGGTGTCCGGCCACCGTGTCGTGGCCGCCATCGGCGGCGTCGCGGTACATGCCGACCCCGCCGACCCCGCGCACGCCGACGCCGTGATCGGCCTGTCGCTCGGCGCGGCGGTGGCCGGCGCGCCCGCCACCATCCAGGCTGGCGGCGAGGTATCCGAATCGTCGTGGGCGTGGACGCCGGGGCAGCCGGTGTTCGTCGCCGCCGGCGGCATGCTGTCGCACAGCGCGCCGGCGGCTGGCTGGTCGCAACTGATCGCCGTGGCGCTCTCGGCCACGCGGATTTTACTCAACCCGCGCCAGGCGGTTTACCTGGCATAAAGGAGATCTGACATGGCTGGAAAAAAATATTTGCGCATGAACGCAGGCCGCATCCAGGAGCTGGCATCGACCGATATCAGCGCCGGGGCGGCCAACGCAGGCGATATCGTCGCGCTCGACGCGACCGGGCGGCTCGATGCCAGCGTCATGCCGGTCGGCATCGGCGCGGACACGGCGGTCATCCAGGCCAGCGAGGCACTGGCCGCGGGCGACTGGGTCAATGTGCATAACGTGTCCGGCGCGGCGCGTGTGCGCAAGGCCGATGCGGCGGCATCCGGCAAGGAGGCGGTCGGGTTCGTGCTGGCTGCCGTGGCCAGCGGCGCGAACGCCACAGTGTATTTCGAGGGGCAAAACAACCAGGTGACGGGGCGCACCCCCGGCGCGCGCCAGTATCTGTCCACCACGCCGGGCGCGGCGACCGAAACGCCGCCTGCGGCAGCCGGCAACGTGGTGCAGATGCTGGGCGTGGCCGTTTCGGCAACCGCGGTGGCCACCGAGATCGAAGACGGCGTGATCCTCGCCTGACCCATGCCGGAAATTCGACCGCTCGCGCTCTACAACGGCCGCACCGAGCAGATGCGCGCCGGCGATCACGCGCCAGGCGTGCCGCCCGGCACGGTCGTCGAACTCCCCGCCGGCACGCCGGACGGCGACTGGCTGCCGATGGACGGCCGCTACGTCACGATCGCCGCCTACCCCGCGCTGGCCGCTCTGCCAGACCCCGCGTTCGAGTTCGGCGAGCTGCGGTACACGAAGGCGGATGCGACCCTCTACGGCGTCGCCTGGAGCGGCAGCCTGTTATGCGCGGTGGGCGATTTAGGCACCATCCTCACCTCGCCCGACGGCGTGACCTGGACGGCGCGCACCTCGGGCACGACGCAGACTCTATACGGCGTCGTCTGGAGCGGCAGCCTGTTCTGCGCGGTGGGCAGTAGCGGCACCATCCTCACCTCGCCCGACGGCGTGACCTGGACGGCGCGCACCTCGGGCACGACGCAGTTTCTATACGGCGTCGCCTGGAGCGGCAGCCTGTTCTGCGCGGTGGGCGGTAGCGGCACCATCCGCACCTCGCCCGACGGCGTGACCTGGACGGCGCGCACCTCGGGCACGACGCAGGCTCTATACGGCGTCGTCCGGAGCGGCAGCCTGTTCTGCGCGGTGGGCGGTAGCGGCACGATCCTCACCTCTCTCGACGGCGTGATCTGGACGGCGCGCACCTCGGGCACGACGCAGATTCTATACGGCGTCGCCTGGAGCGGCAGCCTGTTCTGCGCGGTGGGCGGTAGCGGCACCATCCTCACCTCGCCCGACGGCGTGACCTGGACGGCGCGCACCTCGGGCACGACGCAGGCTCTATACGGCGTCGTCCGG